GAACGTCATACAGCTAATATCTCAAGAATGGCAAAACTAGATAATATTCCCTGCGAAAGACACGAAGAAAGAATCAAAGGGCTAGGAATTGGATTAAAGACTATTTATGGGATTGTTATGGGAGTTTTATTAATTTGGGTGAAAATTGCATTGGCAAAATAAAGAGAGGTAAGAAATGAATAGATCCGAAATAATTTCACGATTCCAAGAAGAAAATCCTGAAATAACTACAAGAGTTGTTACTGCTGCCGTTTTGCAAGAATGGGTTAAGGTCGGTAATTTAGAATTTGCTTGTGGGGCAAGGATGATAAGCTCTGTAACGACGTTCTCGGCTGTAATTGGGATTGATGAATACGATCTTATGGATCAGATAACGAACTTTTATGATATAGATGAGTTGCCTGGCGGTGGAGTTGCTTATGACGATAAACGCGTTAGGCATACAACAAGGGCAGAATTGGATCGCAAGACATCAAGTTGGAGGTCTAATTCAAACGGAACGCCAAGAAAATATTATAGACGAAACCAATACATTTATTTTGAAAGGCCGCCAGACGCAACAGATGACATAACTATTGACGCGATCATTAAACCAGATGCGTTTGATGATGACGCAAAGACACCGTTTAATGAATTGACTTATTTAGAGTCGTTTCATTACGGATTGGTTTTATATCTTAAAATGAGAGCAAAAGGTAAGGTTGGAAAATTAGAAGAATTTAAAGCAGCTTACGCAGAATATGATACATACCAAAAAGCGACGAAGAAAATAATTCAAGGTGGAAAATTATCTAAGATTTCCATAACACCTAGTCAACATTTCCCGAGTTCGATGTATCGATAATTGGAAGGATTGATATGTTCAAAATATTAAGAAATATTTTTATTGCAATATTTATCTGTGGTTTGTCAACACCAGTCTACGCACAAGACGCAGCCGTCAATCAAGTATTTGAGTTTGAAGATTTTAGCGGCGGATTAAATAGTAAATTAAGTAATTTTTCTTTACCTAAAACTCAGGGAGATACCGTTGAGAATTTAAGGCTTGACACAGAGATGCTTTCCTTAACGAAAAGGGATGGCTTGATTCTTTATGGAACGGCAGATACGGATGAGGCGATTCTTGGGATGCACAGGCTTTATTTAGATGACGGAACGAAACCTTTAATTGTAAATCATGGCGATGAAATTGAAAAGGCCGTAGATAGCACTAAGACGTTTAGCACGATCCTTGCATTGTCAACTGGCGATAAGCGGTGGAGTTGGCTGACTTGGCGTAACGTAGCTCTTGGAACGGATGGATATAATCAGCCAGTAAAGTATGACGGTACAAGCACTTCGGCAACATATTTAGGATCTCTTTTAGCCACAGATTCGGCCACCGGCACAGGCCTGACAGGTAGCGACTATAAATATAAAGTATCTTGTTATTCAGCTTCTTACGAGGGCATATTCAATCAGGTATCAAATGAAGTTGATATGACAGGTGATGACATGAGCCTTACGATGATTCCTTTATGTCCTGATACGATTTTAGGGGAAGATACGGTTGGGCGAAAGATTTATCGCAATAAGACTACCGGAACGACTTATTATCTATTATCTAATGGAACTTTAGCAGATAATTCAACGGTGATTTTAACAGATAGCGATGCTGATGCGGATTTATCAGCAACAGAATATCCGGCAGGGGATTTATCGTACAGACCGCCAAAAGGCAAATTCAATCTTATACATAAGAATCGGTACTGGATAGCGAATAACCCAACAAACCCTTCGTCTGTATATTATTCAGAGGATGGGCTGCCGGATGTATTTTTAGCAGGTTCGGAATGGATCGTTAGGAGATCAGATGGTGATGAAGTTACAGGCATATTCAATGTTTTAGGTAAACTGACGGTATTGAAAAACAATACAATTCAGAAGATTTATACTGATGGCGATACGCCGAGTGCTGATTGGATTATATCTGATCCGTTCAGTTTTATTGGCTGTCAAGCGCCTTATTCGGCCGTTAATACGGTGATAGGGCTTGTTTACTTAGGTAACAATGGTATTTATTCGTTTACCGGGCAAAACTCTGAACTAATAAGTGATGCCGTAACGCCGGAAATAAGGGATATTTTAGCGTCTAATTTTCCTAATGTATGGGGAGCATTTTACAAGAACTCGTATTATATGACTTATGCTTCTTTAGCGAGTGGCGAGGCGGCGAATAACAGAGTATTAATCCTTGACATGATTTCTAAGTCTTATATTAAAGACCTAATGGATGTCAATGTCTTACATGTATTTAATTCCGGGTCAGATGTCGAGGCGTTATATTCCGGGTCAAGTAGCGATGGAAAGATTTACGCGCATACGGAAACCGTTAATGAGGTGATTCATAAAGTACATAGCGATTTCACAGGTACGTTTGACGATATGCGATATATCCCTACGGCAGTTGGCGGCGATGCAAACAGTCCGATCCTTGAGATCGCGTGGACAGAAACGATTGATGAGATGACTGGTACGATTGATGCGGCGACTGGTGTTATTGATAGGCCTGATACAGATGGAAGTTATATATCTCAGTATTTGACTATTGGAGCTTCTACTTTTGATAAGATTTATTGGAACGAGATTATCCCGGCGCAAGGGGGAAATGTAACTTTAAATGTAAGGTCTGCGGCGACAACGACGGATTGCGCGAGTGCGACATGGTGGCATACGGAGTTTTCAGATTCAGCCGGTAGTGATATTTCAGATGTAACGGCCGATACAGTTGCGCAGTATAGGATTAAGCTGTCAACTGATGATATAACCGTAACGCCGACTATTGTTTTACTTGACAATTTTAATGTAAAGCTGACGTATGACTCAGTTGGAACGGCGGCCGAGACTTCAATACCGATTAAGTGGCGAAGCGGATGGCAGAATTTCGGATATTCCACAAGGGCAAAAACGCTAAAGAAACTTTATGTATTTTACGATTGGCCGGCGAATACGGCTGGAACGCTTAACATGACATTTGAGAATTATCTTGGCGATACCGACACCTTTGCTATTAATCTGTTAGATAACCCAAGTTATTATATTAATTATTTTACAGATATGGCGTTTACTGGAAATGTAATTAGAATGACAATAGACGAATCTAGTTTAATACCAATAACCATTAAAAAGGTAATAATAGTTTATGACATTGAGCCGATTACTTATAAGTTCCCTAATTAGTCTTTGCCTTTGTTGTAGTGTACAGGCGTATGAGAATTTGGAAAACTTTGATGAAAAGACCTTATCAACTTACAATGATATTGTTAATGATATTGATAGAAGGCTTAGGGATAATGCCGAAAAGGAAGTGGATGGGTTGATAATAGAGAACAGGACAACTGATCCATCAAGTCCGGCGGTAGGTCAAGTCTGGTTTAGAACTGACCTCTAGGAATCATTTATGAAAAAACTACTATTTATAATTTGTTTTTTATTTATGTGTGTTGCTGCTAACGCGGCACTTGACTGGGATATATTAAATGATGCATGCACAAGTACGGCAGGATGGACATTTAGTTATGGTTCAGCTACGGCTGTTACATTTGATGGAAAAAGTTGTCTTAAGTTTCAGACTTTATCTGGTTCTACTACTCCTAATCTTATGTATCATACACCTGATGTTTATCCTAGTTCAAATTTTACCTATGAAACTTCAATATATATTGATACTTCAGGAACATTGACAACAGTTTCACCAACATTTATGAGTGTAAGAGTAAATTCTGGTGCTTCTCCCTATGATAAATATGTTGTAAGAATAACACCATCAACAGCTACCGCCTCTGGAACAATAGGGATTAAAACAAATTCTACGGATTATCATTATGCAAGACTAGGAGATATAGATGACCAATGGTTAGACATTAGACTTGTTGTTACAGCTGGGAGAAAAGCTAGTGTTTGGGTTAATAATAGATGTATTTTATCTGATATTGTTTGCACCGGAACAAGTGTTGCTGCTAAAAATGTACATTTCCAAGTTGGAACTACCGCCTCTCAAACTGCTGACGTAGATGTTTATTTAGATTATATTCGTGTAGATACTTCACCAGAAGTACAGGCAACAGAGAGTCCTTTAAAAATATATGATGAGAATTTATCAGTTCGACCTTATCAAAATGCTGATGTAGATGAATCTGCTTCAAAGTTTCGAATATATGGGGAGAACACAGCAACAGGAAGTGACGAAGTATTAGAAGTGCCTTTAGTGGCGACCACAGACGCAAACGCTAGTAAAGTTAGAATGTATGATGGAAGTGCTGTTAAATCTTTAATGAAATTACCAGAATAAACTTTTAAGGAGAAAAAAATGAAAAGATTAATTTTAGTGGCGTTAATTTTAGGATTATTTATTAGTCCTGTTTATGGTGCTTCAGAATGGGCTAAGGGGGAGGTTAAGGGTACAAGAAATGTTAGCGATATTGATTTATACATGCAAACTAATAACGAAGCGATCGATCGCATGACAGCTAATTATCGTCATGGGGCAAAGATAACGTATGCTTCGGCAGCAACCCTTACGGTTGGAATTGGTGAGGTTATGTGTTCAAATGCGGCCGGAACGCTTCGGAAGATGCGAAAGAATACCGCAGCAGTAACCGTTGCTTGGACAGAGATTGATACAGGGGCAGAGGCATCATCGACTACGTACTATC